TGCAGCGCATAAACACTGCATTACTCTTGCTTAGAAGAGAGGGGATTTCGAAGCATGCATTTATTCTTGATGGAAACTTAAGGACAGATAAACAAGTCAGAGAACTATATTTACCTAAGCCAAACTCCGGCAACTATAGACTTTATGCTAATACTGAGAATATGCTCGATGTAGATGGCGGAGGCGATAACTGGAATAATATCCATGTCAAAAAGCCTGCTAAAACATACACTCCAAGCGAGCTTATAAATATGCTCAAAGACTATTCGCCGTATGAAAATGTATCATATTCGGAGGATACCGGACTTTTCACGCTTGACGGAGCCGAAAGAGACAGAGGGTTTGTCGAACGTATTCTCAATGTAGCGGACTGGCAGCAATCATCTTATGAAACAGTAAACACAAGACAGCTTGCACAAGAAGCCAAAGAGCAAGGATATAGTGGTGTTATTATCAGGGATATTACTGATGATGGCGGAAGAAATAACAATAAAAGACACTATATGGAGCACGGAGATATATACATATTCTTCAATCCTCAGGAGCAGGTTAAGTCAGCCGACAACGTAACGTACGACGAAAAGGGAGAAGTAATACCGCTCTCCAAACGATTTAATGAAGAAAAGGAAGATATCAGATATTCCTTAAAAGTAGACACCGAAGGAAAGGAACTCTCGAAAGGTCAGCAGGAATACTTTAAGGACTCAAAGATAGTAGACGAAGAAGGCAGACTCCGTAGAGTATATCACGGATCAGGAAGAGATTTTAACATCTTTGACCTCGATCAGGCAAGAGACACGGAAGATATCGAAGCATTTTTCTTTACCGGAGATAGGGAAGAAGCCGAAGGCTACGGACCATACAAAGAGTATTATCTCAATATCACTAACCCAGCAGATTACGACACAGCATACGGTATCTTTAATAAATACAAAGGTCAGGCGGGAGCAGGAAGGCTCACAAGAGAAGAACTGCAAAAGGCGGGATATGATGGAGTTATCGCAGAGGATGAAGACGCACCGGAGTACACCGAGTATCTAGCATTTACACCCGAGCAGATTAAGCTTACATCGAACACAAACCCGACAAGCGACGCGGATATAAGAAAATCACTTCGTATGTCTCTCGAAGGAAACGAGAGCACCGAAGACCTTGTAAAAGAAAACAAACACCTTAAAGAAGCCGTAGAGATTCTTAAGAAAGAATTTGAACTCACAGACGGGAAGACACCGGATGAATCAAAGATTAAAACGGCAGCGGGGCGGATCCTTAAGAAGTATTCTTCTAAGTTTGATAAAGACACTCTCATTCAGAATATCACCCAGGTATATAAGTACCTGAGACAGGACGGAGCAGACTTTGACGAAGCCTTAAAGGTTATGTCTGAGATAGCAAAAGGAGTCCTTCAAGACACCGAGCTTAAAGATACCTCTATGAAAGAACAGTATAAAGATTTATACAACCATCTGACAAAAGAAGGTATTTATCTCTCAGACACCCAGCTCGAAGAGTTAGGTTATACCGGAGGAACAACACAGTTTAAGCGAGACACCGGCATTAAGATTAACAAAGAAGGTAAAACTACTCTCGATCAGCAGTGGCAGGAGTGGGAGGAAGAATATCCCGAGCTCTTCCCAGCAGGAACAAATGAAGGAGATATGCCCTACGTTCTGGCAGGAATACTTGACTCTATCTCAGAACGTATTGAGACTCTCGACGGAAACACCATAGACCAGATGGCTTATGATGTGGCTATGGAGATCTACGGAGAGCTCGCAAAGGTGCCGGTTAAAGAAACTTTCGCAGACACAAAGGAAAAAGAAAAAGACCAGGCACTCTCTGAACTTGCCGATTCTTACGAGAAGATCCTTGAAGACTACAGAGAGGATATCAGAAAAGAAAAAGCTGAGACCGAAGAAGGCATAAAGGATCAGATAGAGCAGGAAAGAAAACGCCGTGAAGCTCAGATTATCGCAAAAATAAAAGATAATCAGGCTTACATGAAAATAGCCAAAGATCCAAAAACCCTTGAAGGCTTGAAGAAGAAAAACGCTCGCCTTGAAGAGTCTCTTAAGCGCGCTCGTTCTAAGCAGGCCGAGATTTTGGCTACAGAACGCGCCAAGTATCAGAAGCGTAGATTGAAAGAAGCAGAGCGCCGCTCTATGACAGAGACTAAAGATCGGATCAGAAAGCTTCATCAGAAGTTTAGGACCATGATAGTTAAACCTTCCGAGACTATGTATGTGCCTAAAGACTTGATGCAGGCAGCTATAGAAACATGTGAGCTCGTCAATCTGGGAGCCAAGCCCGGAAGCGAACTCTTCAAAAAGCTCGATGATGCAAGAAGAATATTCAAACAGATTAAAGGAGATACCGAGACATACGGTGTAGACGACTTCGATCCGCGTATTGAAGGAGATCTCGAGCACCTCTCTTTACTCATGCGCGAAAAAGGAGAAGACTTCTCTATTTATGATCTTACAGAAGCAGAGCTCCGCGAAGTATACAACTGTATGAACGAGATATACGAGTCGATCAGACTTTCAACCAAGCTCATAAGAGAGCAAGGAGAAAAGGACGTAAGACGCGCCGGAAGAAGAGTTATTGAAGACCTCGAAAAAGTTAAAGGTATAAAGGATAATATCTTCTCCAGAGCTTCCAACAAGATTACAACCTCATTCTTGAACGCTTATAGAGAGTTTAGGAGACTGTGCGGTTATAACGACAACTCCGAGCTTATGGATATGTACCGCGAACTTAACAAAGGTCAGCGCGATTCTTATGCTATTCAGATGGAGGGAGAACAAAGGCTTCAGAGGGTAACCGCAAGAAAAGACATGGAAGACCTTATGAACGAGCTCGACGACAAGAAGGGACTTGTCAAGGTGCCGCTTAGATTCGAGAAGAGCACATCTCCGGTATATATCACAAAGGGTATGAGGCTCGCGCTTATTCTTCATGGAGAATCATATTCAAACCTTAACCACATGGAACAGGGCGGCGTTATGATCCCGGCCAAGATGGAAAAATATTCAAAGAACAAAAAAGAAGCCTACGAGCAGACACGAAAAGTAGTAGGTATAAATGAAGCTACCATCAATCAGATGAAAGCCGAACTCTCAGCAAAAGAGCGCGAGCTTCTGGCAGTCTTTGAAGACTTCTTCCACGACTGGACCGGAGAGAAGGTAAACAAAACAGCTCTTGACCTCTACGGCTTTAAGAAGGCAAGAGTACAGAACTACTACCCAATCAGCGTAGATAAAGATTATGTCACGACTGATATCTCGGCCCTTAAGTTTGACAAGACCATAGAGGGCGCAGGCTTCCTGAAAGAGCGTATCAACTCAGTAAAACCTATCATCTTGGAATCAGTCATTGACACGGCGGAAAGATCTCTCAACGCAGTATCGCTCTTCTCCGGGCTTGCTATTCCGATTAGGAACTTTAACAAGATAATGAACGTCACCACGTATAAAGCAACCGAAGCAGAAGACGCACTTCCGGGAGTAGATACGGCGTGGACCGTAGACACCTCAGTTAAAAAGAAGATGCGTGAAGTATGGGGAGATAGAGCCCTTAAGTTTATTGATGATGTTATAGCAGATCTTCAGCAAGGAAGAAAAAGAGAGGTAAGCTGGTACGACAAATTACGCGGCAACTACGCAGGAGCAGTCCTGACAGCTAACGCCTCGGTTATCATCAAACAGACCTCGGCTTATCCTACGTGCGCAGGTGTTATGGGATGGAGTCCGACGCTTAAAGCTTTCTTAAGAGGCGGGAAGAATAACTGGATGTTATCTAAAGCGGATCAGGAACTCATTAACAAATATACTCCTATCTATTGGTACAGAAACAAAGGAAATGCCACAAGGGAGCTTGCAGAAATAAGAGAGACAAATACTCTCATGAACAAGTACGGCCCGGTACGTTTCGTAAAAGACGCTATCCAAAAGGTAGATATGGCTATGGTTGGGCGCTTCTGGTACGCAGCTCAATACTACATAGACTCTACGAGAAAAGACTTGAAAAAGGGAACAGACGCCTACTATCAGGAGGTAGCGAAAGTCTTTGACAGATGCGTGGAGGAAACACAGTCTACAAATATGACTCTTCAGAACGCCGATATTATGAGAAACCCGAACGACGGTATGAAGATAATTACTATGTTTATGGGACAGGGCCTCCAAAACTTCGGTATGGTATATGACAACTTTAACAATATGCGAGCAAAGAGAAAACAGCTCAAAGACGGCACGATAGATAAAAAGACTTACCATGCAGCGGTTAAAGGTTTTGCTAACGCCGTATCGTCTCAGCTCGTCTCTGCTGCCATGTTTGCAGGCCTTGCTATTATTGCGCGCGGACTCCTTCATAGAATGAATCCTTATAGAGATGATAAGCAGGAAGTAACCGGAGAAGGTATCTTCTATAAGTGGCTCGATGATATGGGAGAAAACATAGTCGGATCGGTACCTTTAGGATCGCTCGTGTATGAGTGGGTTATGTCCGCCACTACAGGAGAACGCACATACGGACAGGACGATATAGTCTTGGGAGCGCTTAATGATTTAGAAGACTCAACGATAAAGCTTTTCAAAGCTATATCAAAAGGCGAAGGCGTAGGAGATGCTATTCTCTCGGTAGCAAATGACGGATCAAAACTCTTTGGAGTACCGGTAGAGAATGTGGCAAACCTCGTAAACGGAACGATTAACCATGTTAAGGACATAACCGAAGGCGAAGGCTTCCTTTCCTATAGCTCAGATGCAAAGAACGTATCAGAGAATGTGTGGGGCAAGTACCTTGTAGAAGCTATCAAGGATGGCGATACACAGTCTAAAGAAAAATACGTAGAAGCCATTGTGGATCTCGGAAAGACCGAGGATGATGTAGCAAGGGTTATAGGAAAACAGCTCAAAGACGACGAAGAAGTAAAGAAAGCTGCCGAAGCTAAGAAGTCGGGTAACATGGACGAGTACGCAGATATTAAACTTAATCTCATGAAGAAAGGTTACCCGGAAAGCTCTATTGAAAAGGCCGTAAAATCTCTTAACACTCCAAAGAAAGAGAAGGAGAAGCCGGATCCTGAAGCGACGAAAGAAAGAATGAAACAGGCAGGCTCGTTATATGATGCAGTCTTAGGAACTCAGAACAAGCAGGCCGAGTATAGCACAAGTGATTTAACGGCAGCGGTTGACTCGGAAAAACAGTCCTCTATTGACTCGGTTGTAAAAGCGATCATAAAAGACAAGCAGTCTCAGGGGCTTGATAAAGAGGAGGCAACAAAGAAAGCTACGACCTCAATCAAACAGGCTCTCACAAAAGCATATAAGGGAGCTTACCTGGAAGGAAACGCCACCGAGAAACAAAAGATCATGAAGCTTCTCCAGAGGGTTAAGATCGACGGAAAAGTGATTTACGATCAGGAGACCTTCAAGAAATGGTACAAAGATTCTAAGAAATAACACCCGATAGGGAGGAAACTCCCTCCGGGTGAATGGTATTATAAAAGAAAAACGGAGGTTATACCATGTGGGAGGCTATAGAGAGTGTGTTTACGTCGGGCAACGGACCGTTTATAGGACTCTTATTACTCATAATCATATGCTTGATTGCTTTAAATGTTCGCTCCGGACGCTTGCGGATTCGGTCAGAACATGTGGTTATTGGAAGCGACGCACAAGAAAAGGAACGGAGTATCATAAGAAATCAGTCCGAGTGGCTAGAAGATGCAGTCTATGCTTATGAGAATCAGATACCAGGTCAAGGCACAAAAGGCTATAACACCTTTAGAGGTAAGTATATTCTCGAGATATGCTATAAGGAGATGCTTAAGTGGATCCTTTATAACCACATAGAAGAGTCTTCTCACTATATTGAGATAAAACAGAAGAAGCTCTGGAACATCATTCTTCAGAACGTCGTAAACGAAGAAATTAGGACAGACGACTTCAAAGATATCGTATATGATGGGGTTAGAGATATCATCCATAACCTCATTAAAATAAGAAAAACCTATAAATAGGAGGTATAAACTATGAGTGGTAAAACTTATGATGTACTGAAGTATATCGCACAGATTGTCTTACCGGCAATCGCTACACTTTACTTCACACTTGCTCAGATCTGGGGGCTTCCGTATGCCGAGCAGATCGTCGGTACCATCACAGCTATTGACACGTTCTTAGGAGTGCTCCTGAAAATCTCAACAAACTATTACGAGAAAACAGTTCCGGAGTATCTCAACGTAAAACAGCAGTATGAAGATAGGATCGAGGCGGGTGAGTTTGACGGCGTAGATTATTCGGAGGGCGAGTAAATGGCTAAACCAAAAATCGTATACGAGGATATCCGGGCGAAAAAGATTTCTTACGGATCCCTACGCGATAGGAAGAAGATCCGTTACATCGTTATCCACCACACCGGGAATAAGGGCGACTCGGCCCGTGGCAATGGCTTGTTTTTCAAAAATGGGAATAAGCGAAGTGCTGGAGCTCACTACTTTGTAGATACCGAAGGAAAGATTGTTCGTTCTATTCCGATGAACAGAACAGCATGGAGCGTGGGAGGATTCTTCACTAAAGAAGGCGCGGCAGGAATCTACTATCTCTCCTGCACTAACGCAAATTCCGTATCAATCGAGATGTGTAACTACACAAAGGGCTACATCTCAGCAAAGCAGGAAGCAGCAGTCAAACAGCTTATAAAGTATATCCAGTATTATTGCCCGAACGCTTCAACCATAATACGACACTGGGACGTAAACGGCAAGTCGTGCCCGGCCCCCATGGCGAGCAAAGGAAACAGTAAGTGGCGGAAGCTCCTGAAGGCTATAAAAGGGTAAATCCATAATTTCTTTCTCCTCTCTAAAAGGGCTCTTGCGTGTAGAGCCCTTTTGTTTTAGTACGACACTTAGTACGACACCTAAAGTGATAAAAAGTGACAAAAACAAACACTTGTTCTCGAACATCTGTTTCACATGGAACAAATTAAAAACCTCTGAACGCCTAGAAAACAAAGGCAATTCAGAGGTTTTATTATTCCGCGCACGAGAAGATTCGAACTCCCGACACCTTGGTCCGTAGGCA